TCCTAACGAAGATCAAATGAATTGTTTAAAAGCTTTATGTGAGAATGTTCTACAAAAAGTTAGAGATCATTATGGCAAACCTGTAACTATATCAAGTGGATATAGAAGTCCAGAGTTATGTGTAGCAATAGGATCATCAATCAATTCTCAGCACGCCAAGGGGGAAGCGGCGGACTTTGAAATTTTTGGTGTACCCAATAATGAACTAGCAAAGTGGATATCTGAAAATACTGAATTTGACCAACTCATCTTAGAATACTACAAAGACGGTGAGCCTAATAGCGGTTGGATTCATTGTTCTTATAAGAGCGAAGATAATAGAAAACAAATCTTACGTGCTTATAGAGACGAGGCTGGCAAAACAAAATATGCCACATACGATCCTAACTGAAAGCAAGTTAGAGATTTAAATAGACGTGATCCTGAGAAGTTAAGAGATCACATGATGGATTACAGGTCAATCTAGCCTTGACTTTTGGTCTATATAATGATATATTATATGTTTAATATGAAGGTGAATAAAATATGACAAAGAAATTTAATTTTATACAATTAGACGAATCAAAGATACCACAAGTCAAAGGCAAAAGAGTAGATGGTTTTAGATTTTACGATATTAACGGTAAAAACTATCCGTCTGTAACTTCGGTACTATCAATCAGAAAAGCAGAATCACTAAAACAGTGGCGAAAAAACGTTACTGATAAAGTAGCAGATTGGGAAATGGGTAGAGCAGCTCGTAGAGGTAAAGCTACTCATACTTTAGTTGAACAATATCTAAAAAACGAAACACCATCTATAAGAGACGTGTTACCATTAGGTATGTTTAAGTTAATGAAACCTTACCTAGATCAAATCAACAATATACATTGTTTAGAAACTGTAATGTTTAGTAATAAACTAACAATCGCAGGTCAAGTAGATTGTATTGCTGAATACAATGGCAAGTTGTCAGTAATAGATTTTAAAACAGCAAATAAAGAACGAAACGAAAGTTGGATTGAAAACTACTTTTTACAGACTACTGCTTATTCTATGATGTATGAAGAAATTTTTGGTAATAAGATAGAACAAATTGTCATACTTATAGCAGGCGAAGACGGTTCAATGGTTCCATTCGTTAAAGACAGGTCTGAGTATGAAAAAGAACTAGTCAATAGTATAGAAGAGTTTTATAAATATTATAAATTACAAAACGAAAGTAAGGTTAAAAGTTAATCACTTGCGATCTTATTAAAGGACGCAATGAAAAAACTAATAATCTTAATCTGTCTATTGTGGAACACCACTAGTTATGCTGATATGAAAGAGTATGACTTATTTGGTATGTCAATGCCAATGATGTGTGGGTTACCGATTGTAGTAGATAAGTATATAGAAGACAATGGCTTTACTGCTATCAATGTAAGTTTTGGTAAAGAAGGCGCTAAAGATGATGGTGATATAGTATTTGCGATAACATACTATATAAACGACAAACACCAAACATTAGCAGTAGCAGAGTCACCAGTTGATCCATACAAGTGTATGATATTTCAAACATTTGATATGATAATGAATAAAAATTTATTAAAAGGTACTAATACATAATACAAGGAGTGATAATGTTAAAAGATGGTGAAAAAATTCCTAATGTTAACTTTAGAGAAAGACATTTAGGTGGGTGGATTGATACAAATACAGATATGTATTTTAAAGGTAAGAAAGTAATACTATTTTCTCTACCTGGTGCTTTTACACCAACATGCTCATCAAAACAATTACCAGGGTTTGAAGAGAACTCAAAAGAATTTACAAAATACGGTATAGAAGAAGTGTATTGTATGAGTGTAAACGATTCATTTGTAATGAATGCTTGGGCAGAAAATCAAAAATTAGAGAACGTAAAAGTAATACCTGATGGCAATGGTGAATTTACATCACAAGCAGGTATGTTATGTTCTAAAAGAGATAAATGTTTCGGCGATAGATCATGGAGATATGCTGCTATCATAAATGATGGCGTAGTTGAAAAACTATTTGTTGAACCAGGTAAAACAGATGACACACCTGAAGACCCTTATGGCGAATCATCACCTGAAAACGTAATGAAATATTTACAGTCTCTTAATCAATCAAATAATATTTGATAAATAAGAGTGGGCGGCGAACGCTAGCGGTAGTAACCGCCCAATATTATGAAAAAAGTTTATTGGGCACCATATTTTGAAGACGATAGAACTGATTGGAATATATTATATGAAGACCCAATAAAACTATCAGATAAATCATACTCATTTACTAATCCTATAACAACAAAAATACAAATAGAAGATAATAATATAAGTTATCTATCTAAAAATTACATATATTCTTTTTTACCTACACCTAAAACAATAAGATATGGTCTTAATTTTATGTTTCATTGTGAAGATAATATCATATTAGATTTAGAATCAAATATGTTTGATATTGAATTTACAGGTAAAGATATATCTACTGTCTTTGACCCAACCACACTTGATTTTTCTGTAAAAAATGATATAATGGTGTTTAAGAAAGATTTAGAATTAGTTAAATTTAATTTTAGTGAAGATGTTGAACTAGTACGATTTGAAATGACAGATAAACTAAAATCATTTATCAATCAACCTGTCTATGGCACGGAGTTGTTTGAAGAAAGTAAAATATGAACAGTAAAGAATTTAGTCTAAAGATTGAAGGATTAGTTAAAGAAAGAAGATGTACTTATATGGAAGCCGTACTACTATATTGTGAAGAAAACGAAATAGATCCATCTACTACAAAACCAATGATTTCAAAAGCATTGAAAGAAAAAATTAAATTAGAGGCAGTTGATTTAAGATTATTAAAAGAAAAACCTAGTGGTAAATTACCTGTATGAGTAAGTTGAAGAATCCTTTTAAAAAAATATTAGACAACGTAAAAGGTACTCAATATGTAAGTAGTAAAACGTTTAGTGAATCAGGTCAAGTAATGAGAAGAGTAAAAGAAGTTTGTATTACAGAGTTAGATATACAACATCAATTTGAAAAACAAAATGGTCTATCTCACTTCTTACAAATACCTATTGATGTGAATGATGTTTTTAGAACACACTTTCCTCTGGCACCTAGTGTAGATAGAATAGATAACACAAAAGATTATTATCCTAACAATATTGTTATTAATACTAGATTTGAAAACAATGGTTTAAATAGATGTGATCCTAAGTATATGGATTACATAAAAGAATATTTGATAAAACACTTTAAGAGTCAATAGTATGTATGGGGGTTTTGATGTATATAAAACTTATCTCGCTGTAAAACTACATTTTACCTCGAAGAGTTATGACTATCATAAATATGATGGTAAGATAAATTGTAAACTTGATACCTTTACAAAAAGAAATGATAGATACTTTTTTCACAAACTAAGTATTAAATATAAACAAGAGGAAATATTAGATTTTTTTGTATCTAATTTTATTAAAGATGAAAAGAAATGGGTCGGAAGCCTTTTACGGAATGATGGTCAGGACATTTACTTGGACTATAAGAAACGTAAAGAGTCTTTTAGATACCATTTTAGGAATGATCTTCTACACATTAATGATGTTATCAATGCTGATAATATTCGCTTTGATGATGTCTTCAATGTACTTAATGGACAACATCCAAGACTTTTACGCTTACTACTTCAAAAGAAAACGTCTATCCAAACCATCGTTGTTCTTAACGAAATCTTATCGTTTAACAAGAATTGGGATAAAGAGATTGCCGAGAAAGTTGTCTGGCCTAAAATCTCATCTACGATTACCAAGTTAAAAGGTTTTATGAGATATAATAAAACAGAATGTAAACTAATTATGAAAGAAGTATTTAATGGTTAAAAGAGTATTCTGTATAGGTAACGGTGAAAGTAGAAAAGGTTTTGACTTAGAACAATTACGATCACATGGTAAAATATATGGGTGTAATGCCATTTACAGAGATTTTACACCAGATGTTTTAGTAGGTGTAGATCACGGTATAACACATGAAATATACCGAAGTG